GCCGTGGTTGCCGTGGCAGCACGAGGCGGCCGGCGTGATCGGCGAGACGTTGCCGTCCGGGCGGATGGCGTACCCGATCGTGGTGATCATGGTCCCGCGTCAGTGCGGCAAGACGACGTTCCTGTTCGATGTCCTGTTCGGCCGGTGTCTGCTCCTGCCGGATTACCGGTGCGCCTACACCGCGCAGACCGGGCACGTCACGACGGAACGGTTCGGCGAGCGGATCGCCGAGCTGCCCTCGACCGCGTTGGCCGACCGGGTCACGACCCGCCGTAGTTCCGGCACGGAACGGATCGGGTTCCCCCGCAACAGCTACGTGAAGGCGTTCCCGCCGAAGGCCGGCGCGTTGCGCGGCAGTGCGCTGGACGGGGTGGCCGTCGATGAGGCGCAGGAGATTGACGAGATTCTCGGGGTGGCGATGGATCAGACGATCCTGCCGACGTTCACGACCCGCCCCCGCCGGCAGTTGATCCTGATCGCGACCGCCGGCACCGACGAATCCCGGTACCTGGCCCGATACCTGGCGTTGGCCCGGGGCGGCGCCGAGGGGGTCGCGTTGATCTGGTACGGCGCCGGCGACGACGATGACCCCGAGGACCCGGCCGTGTGGCGGCGGGTCCATCCCGGGTTGGGTTCGGGCCTGACCGATGAGGACGCGTTGCGGTCGGCGTTGCGGGTGATGGGCCCGGACAGCTTCGCCCGGGAGTACCTGTGCCGGTGGTCGGAGACCGGTGTCCGGTTGATTCCGGCCCGGGTCTGGCAGGCGTGCCGCCGCACGGGGTCTGTGCCGGCCCCGGGGGTGCCGCCGGTGTTCGGGGTCGACGTGGCCGCCGATCGTTCGTCCACGGCGATCCTGACGTGCTGGCCGGACCAGGCGGACGGGACCCCGATCCTTGAGGTCGTGGAGTACGCGCCGGGGACCGGGTGGGCCGCCGAACGGCTACGCGCGTTGCGGGCCAAGCATCATCCGCCGGCGATCGTGACCGACAACCAGGGTCCGGTGCTGACCGTGGTCGATGACTGCACGAAACTGCGGGTGCCGACGACTCAGGTGAAGGTGCCCGAGTTCGCGTCCGCCTGCCAGTCGGTGCTGGATCGGGTGACCGGCGGCGACATCGGCCACCGGCATCAGCAGCCCCTTGAGACGGCCGTCGCCGGCGCGATCAAACGCGGCATCGGTGACGGCGGGTGGGGGTGGGGCCGCCGGTCGGCCACGGTCGATGTCTCGCCGTTGATCGCCGACACCCTGGCGTGGTGGGCGCACGAACATCGGCCGGCGCACGTCCGGCCGGCCGTCCATGCCGGGTAGCCGGCGTTCGCCCGTCTACGGCCATCTCAGGGCGCCGTGAGATGGCCTGTCAGCGTCGTTCGCCGACGGCTGGGGTGATTGACCGGGGCGGGACCGGCGCGCCGAGCATCCGGTACAGCATGAACACGCTGACCATCTGCCGGCCGCCGACGCCGGCCACGGTCGGCAGGTCACCGCGTGCGGCCGCCCGGTAGGCGACGGATCGACTCATCCCGAGGAGCTGGCCGGCGACGACGACCGAGACCACGGGCACCATCCACGGGTTCGGCAGTCTCACCACGTCCCGCACCATCCCACACGGTCCCGACAGGTCCCGATGTTTGGGGGCCAGCAGGCCAACCGGACATAGGACCCGGCAGGGTATGACCCGTGTTCGGAATCGGGAAAGCGACGCGGCTGGCCGCCACCCTGCCACGGCTACAACCTCAGGTTCAGGCGTGGACGTCGTCCACGTTGGACGCCGTGGTGTGGGCCGACATTCTGGGCAGCAACGTGGCCCCGATCATGCGGGCGGACGCGATGGCCGTGCCGGCGATCGCCCGGGGCCGGCATCTGATCGCCGGCACGATCGCCGGCTGCCCGGTCCAGGTGATGCGCGTCGACCAGCTCGTTGACCCGCAACCGGGGTGGGCCGTCGCGTCCGATGGGCAGTGGGGCATCCGCGCCGCCGATGGCCGGTTCTTCACCCGGATCTCGGCCTGCCGGGGCGATCTGGGCTGGCAGTCCGACGTTGACCGGCTCGGCCTGGAACCGCAATCGCTGTGGCAGCGGCACATGGACACGGTTGATGATCACCTGTTCTACGGCGAGTCGCTGTGGGTCGTCACCGCCTATGAGGGTGACGCCGGCGACGGCGCCACCGGCCGGCCGGCGCGGATGCTGCGCGTGCCGTTCCAGTTCTGGGACCGGCAGTTGATCGAGCACGCCGACGGGCCGCCCGAATGGATATTCACCGACGTGGGTGGGCAGCCGATCCAACGCGGGCCCCGGCCGCTCGGCCTGGTCTACATCCCCGGCCCGCACGAGGGGATCTGTAATTTCGGGCAGCGGACCATCCGCACCGCGACCGACCTGGAACGCTCGGCGGCCGACATCGCGGCCCGCCCGTTCCGGTTGGAGCTGCACCAAACGACCGACATCACCTTGGAACCCGAGGAAATCACCGCGTTGATCAACGCGGCCCGGACCGCGTTGGCCGACAACCAGGGGGTCCTGTTCACCAACGCCGCGATCGAGTCCAAGGACCACGGGCTGACCGGGTCCGGCGGCGGCGACCTGATGATCGGCGTGCGGAACGCGTCCGCCGTGGACGCCGCCCGGATGATCAGCATCCCGGCCGCGTTGATCGACGCGACGACGCCGGGCGCGAGCCTGGAATACGCCACCCTGGCCGGCCGCAATCAACAGTTTGTCGACTACTCCCTGTCCCTGTATTGCGATGCGATCAAGGCGCGGCTGTCGATGGATGACGTGGTGCCGATCGGGCAGCGCGTCACGTTCGACCTGGCCGACCTGACCACCACTCTGCCGGCGCCGACTGGCCCGGCGACCGCCGACTGAAAGGTCCCGCCCGTGACCACGACTCGTGTGCGCCTGTCGATGCTGATGCCCGGCCCGCCGGTCCAGGCGTCGTCCGCCGACCGCACCATCACCGGCCTCGCGCTGCCGTTCGGGGAGGTCGGCCACACCAACGCCGGCCCCGTCACGGTGGCCGCCGGCGCGATCCGCATCCCGCCGAACCTGCGGGCGGTCAAACTCTTTCGGGAGCACGGCCGCACGCACCCGCTGGGCTACGCCACCGCCGCGACGGAAACCGCCGAGGGTCTGCGGATGTCGTTCCACGCGGCGGCCACCCCGGACGGCAACGCCGCGCTCGTGGAGGCGGCCGAGGGTGTCCGGGACGCACTCAGTGTCGAGCTGGACAACGTCACGCTCGACGCTGACGGGCACGTCACCGCCGCCGACCTGACCGGGGTCGCGCTGACCAGCGTGCCGGCGTTCCCGGGCGCTCGGCTGGTCGCGTCGGCGGCCACCGGCGGCGACAACGACGAGGACCAGGACGACGACGGCGGCGACGACGCCGGCGACAACGATGCCGGCGGCGACGCCGGCGGGCAGGGAGGAACCGTGGTGGTCAACGCACCGGCCGGCGGGACGGGCGGCGGGGCGCCGGCGGTCGGCGCGAGCCGCAACCGGACCGGCCGGAACCGGGTCCGGGGCCTGTCCCTGGACGCCGCCATGCGGCGAGTGGTCCAGCGGATCAACGGGTCCCCGGACGCGTCGGTGATCAACGCCGCGCTCGCCGACATCACCCCGCCCAACGACACGTCCGATGGGGCGTGGATTCGGCCGCAGTGGGTGGACGAGCTGTGGACCCCGATCGATCTGCGCCGGCCCTACGCACAGTCGATCCAGTCCGGCGTGCTCACCGGTCAGAAGGTGTTCGGCTGGAAGTGGGGCACCCGGCCCGTCGTCGGCCCGTACGCCGGGAACAAGGCGGCCATCCCGTCCGGGCCGGTCACGTTCGGCCCGGCCGAGGCCGACGCCTACCGGCACGCCGGCGGGTGGGACGTGGATCGGATCTTCGTGGATCTCGGCGATGCGTCGCTGTTGTCCGCGATCCTGAACGCGGCCGCGCAGGACTACGCGCTCAAGCTGGAGGCGGCGATCGCGGCCGTGCTGCTGGCCGAGGCGCCGCCGGCGACGGCGGCCACCCTGCCCGAGGCGTTGGCCGTGGTCGGCTCGACGCTGGGCGCGGCCGGCGCCCGCCCGTCGTTCGTGGCCATGAGTGCGGACCTGTGGGCCGGGTACCTGAACCTGTCCGCCTCCGATGCGCCGTGGTGGCTGACGTCGGCCAACGCCGCCGCCACCGACGTCGTCGACGGCGAGACCGGCGCGCTCGGCCTGCGGATCTTCGTGGACGCCAACCTTGCCGATGGCACCGTGCTGGCCGGCGATCGGCGGTCGGCCACCCACTACGAACCCCGGGGCAACCCGTTCCGGGTCCAGGCCGTGAACATCCCCAACGGCGGCGTCGACATCGGCGTGTTCGGCTACGCCGCCGACCTGGTCAACGACTCCCGGGGCCTGGTCAACGTGACCGTCGGCGCACCCGTCATCCCGTGACCCCCCGCCGCCGGCGGGCCGGCGCCACGGCGCCGGCCCCCGGGTGGCTCCTGCCGGCCGACGTCGCCACGTACCTGCGGCTGCCGGACCCGGTGCCGCCCGCCGATCAGCAACTCTTGGACGACGTGTGCCTCTCGGCCGAGCCGGTCGTCACCCGGCACCGGCCCGACATCGGGAACCCGCCGGCCACGCTCACCCCGGATGTCTATCAGGGTGCGGTCATGCTGGCCGCCCGCCTGTTCCGCCGGCGGAACAGTCCGGCCGGCATCGAGTCGATGGGCGAGAGCGTCACCTACGTCGCGTCTTTCGACCCGGACTTGGATCAGTTCCTCCGCCGGGGCCGGTACCGGATTCCGGGTGTCGGATGATCACGGCGGCCCAAGCGCAGGTCGTGGCCGCACTGGAGGTGGCCGGCATCCGGGCGACCACCGACGAGCGGGACGTGAACCCGCCGTGCGTGTTCGTGCCGGCGCCGGCCCTGGTCCCCCGGTTCGGCGGGCAGTGCTGGGACGCCACCTACACCCTGATTGCCACGGTGCCCGACGCCGGCCGGCCGGCCGCGCTCGCCGAGCTGGGCGCGCTGGTCGTGGCCGTCAACGACGCGCTCGGCGGCTTCCTGGACGCCAACCCGGTCAGCTTCGCCGGCGTGGACGGCGCCCCGCCGCTGCCCGGGTACGCAATCCGCTACAGCCAATCCATCGAGTGAGAGGAAAGACCAATGCCGGTAACCCGTTTCGGCAAGGGCACCCTGAAA